TTGCCCTTTTTAAGATCTTTTATTCTTTGTTGGATATGATTTAGTAAGACCAGAATGAGGTTGTAATCCTGTACCTTTATTATGATATTTGCCATTAGTTCTATCTCTTGTTCCCCAATCTTTAGCAGGTTCTTTAATTGCTTCATTGTCATAATAGTATTTCTTGTTCTTACTTAAGAGGAACAAATATTCATGTGATTTAGTACATCTATCCTTCACACTTTCTGGCATTGGATTAGGTTTATGCCATATAATATCTTGTCTTAAATACCATCCATCTGCTCTTAATGCAAACGCAAGCATCCAAGGTATTCCAATTAAATCTTTTTCTTTTAACCCTTCTAATTTATTACCTCGTCTTGCACATTTGTCTGGTAAATCTTGTTTAGTAGCAGAAACAGTTTGTTTAACTAATCCTTGACCTTTTCCAGGTCGATAGTTATAATAACTATCACCAAAGTTTAACCACAATGTTCCATCTTCTGTTAGATTATTTCTTACCTCTCGGAATACTAATACTAGGTTTTGTATATATTCTTCTGGTGTTTGTTCTTGTCCTATTTGATTATCCTCCCCTCCATAATCTCTTAAACCATAATAAGGTGGAGATGTAATGCAGCATCTAGGTTTTTCATCAAATTGTTTAAGTGTTTCTAAACAATCTCCAAATAAAATTGTATCTTTCATAATTGTGTAATGTCAATAGGAATTGATGTAATTCTTTCTCTTGCAGTTTTACAATAACTTTCACTAATATCAATTCCAATATATTTTCTACCTAATTGATGTGCAACTACTGTTGTTGTACCTACACCATTAAAAGGATCAAGTACAATATCATTTTTGTAAGAGAATAATTTAAGACATCTTTTCACTAATTCCTCTGGAAACATTGCAGGATGTTTATAGTCTTTCATCCTAATCTCTGGTGCAATAGACCAATGACCATTCACATATTTAATAAATTCATCTTTAGTAATGTCAATATCTTCTTTATTACCTACATGTTTAATTGATGTTTTACTGAATACTTCAATAAATTCAAATGGATAATTTAAATATGGAGATGAAGGAGATTTATAACTACCCCATGCAGTTAATTTCTTAAGATTATTCTTTAACCAAAGTATTTCTCCCCTCCATATTAATCCACTATTAACTAATTCTGTAGTAAGATAATGATGTGATGGAAAATAATCTTTATAGTTAGGTTGAATATTAATAATTAAACGTCCACCATCTTTCAATGTACGTTTACATTCATTAAAGATATTTACAAGTGTATCAATATATTTTAAATTATCATCTTTATCATCATGTTCATCATATTCCATGTCAAAATTATAAGGTGGGGATGTTAATACTATATCCACACTATTATCATCAATATCTTTTAATGCCTTTAGTGCATCATTACAAATTATTTCATTCACGATACTACCAACCCCTTCTTTGTATTTTTATAGTAAATTATACGATAATCTATTGTTTCTTTACCAGATTCAATAGTTTTCTTATAAGTATGAGGTTTAATTGATACATATTCACCATCAACAACCCCATCAATTCCTTTTGATTCTTCATCAGGAGTTGCAAGTCTATATTCACCAGTTTCAGATACAATTTCAAGTATATCTAATTGAACCTGTAATCCTGAAAATGTTTTATTCACGATTAAATCTTTAGTCCAATTATATACATCATCACGATCAAGTTCATCTAAATTCTTTTTAATTCTCTGAACATAGTCCCATATCTTATCAGTTGCAACATCAATCTTATCAAGTCCTTGTTTCTCATCATAAAAAGATTTCCACCCTTCCTGAGATGGATTAGATGTAGATTCTCTATATTCTTGTATTAAATCACTCATTTGACCTACATTACGAGGTCTTGTTGCCTGAGAAAATGAATTTCCTAAGTTAATAACTGATCCAATATAGGGAAGTAATGTCATAACAAATTCAGTAGTATTATAGGGACAGTTTAGAGGTACCAGTTTTCATCTTTTTACTATAGAAATTGCAGGTTCACCCTTATTAAAAATAGTATCAACAACTGCCTCAACTCTTCTTGATGTACTAATACCAACTCTATCATAACATGGAACAACAATCAATCCATAAGTCTTAGTAACATCACCAGTTCTAATTACACGACCTATTGTTTGACTAATGCCAATATAATCCATATTTCTTAAGAATAATGCTGCCTCTAATCCTTTTACGTTAATACCTTCTGATAGAATACTATGGTGCATAACTATAAATCTTTTATCCTTATCTCTTCCCCATTCATTTAATGTATTGAAAAATTCTTCACGATTAACTTTCCTACCATCAACAAATGCACCTTGCTTTGATGTAATATACATTAAAGAATATCCACGCAAAACTAATTCTTTAGTAAACTCAGTTTGTGATACTAAATCTACAATTTGCTTAGTTCTTCTAACACAAACTAATATTTTATCTACATCAGTATCATCTATTGTTGATAATAAATGGTCACAGTCTCTTTCCCACTTAAATCTACTATCATCAGGAACATCTATCTTCTTTATCATTACTTTAGGTGGTAGAATATATCCTTCATCAACTAACTTAGGTGCTGGTACATTGATTAATACTTTACCATAAATGTCCTCATCATTCATCCCTACTTTCATAGGAGTTGAAGAATGTTTGGGGGTTGCAGTAAAGAAATAGCACCTCTTTGCATACATTGAGTAATACTCAGTTGCACCAATAAAATGTTTCTGGACACTATTATGTGCCTCATCAAAATATATTGTATCAACATCAATATCCGCTTCTTGAATACGGTGTAATGAATGATAAGTGGTAAATATTATTCTATGTTCCTTCCAGTTAGAAGTAATCCATTCACGAATTACCTCACTATTTGTTGTTGAATCATGATGAGTTTCACCACTATGCACATGTAACACAGCAGCATTTGTAACAAATTCTAAGAACTCAGATGATAATTGTTGTGCCAATAATATACGAGGTGCAACAACAACTATAGTTTTTGGTTCTACAAATTGTTTAGTATTATTATCATAATTCCACAAATCTTTCAGTTGATGCACTACATCAGTAATGGCAATAAATGTCTTACCACCACCTGTAGGGACAATAATTTGCCCCTTATTATATTCACGAAGTACATCAACTGCTTTTTGTTGATGTTCACGAAGATTCATTAATTAATCACCATTAGTTAAATTATACCATAAAAGGTATTAAAATGCCATACAGAGGCATACAACTGTATTATAGGGACAGTTTAAGGGTACCAGTTGTTAAACACCTGGATCGTAATGTGATATATGTTTCTCTTTTCCCTTCTTAATATCTCTCACTAATCTTTCACCTGCTCTTCTAATCTTTCTTCTTTCATGTCTGGTATAACCACTTGCTTTTTGTGGTTTATAGTTAGGATCAACCTTCTTTTCTTTCTTCTTAGTTAACAATTTGTCTGCTTCTCTTTTTAAATCAATCTTCTTATCCTTACCAGATACTTCATCTTTAGGAGCAGATTGTCTTTTCTTTCTTTCTAAATATGCCTTTTTCTGTGCTGCCTTTGGTGATAACTTAGCACCACCTCTTTCACCAGTTGGTTGTTGTTCTGTACGTGATTTAGGTTTATTTGTTCCTATATCTTTACGAGGTTTATATGATTTAGCGGGTGCAGTTTTTCCTCCTCCTATTGCTTTCATTCTTGGTTTTGCTTTACCTTTTGATAATGGTGATGGCATATCAGCACGATCTTTTTTACGAGATGCACGAATCCGTCCACCCTCACCAGGTGGTCGAGATGCCTGACCTGCCATCTCTTTATCGTATACTTCAGTAATAAATTGTCGGAAAGTTTTCATCAAAACTACTATTCGTAATAGTTATTTATTAGATGCACCACCTTTGTGTACTCTATCCTCTTTAAACATTTGTTTTACTCTTTTTCTACGAAGTACCAACAGTTCATCATACCTTTTCTGTTGTTCATTAGTAAATTTAAAAGATTGTTTTCTCCAATCTTCTTTCATTTTTAATAGTTCTTTGAGAACTGCTGCTGACTTCATTTCTAATAATGTAAAAAATAAGTGGGAGAAACATTACGGGTAAGTAATTTTAATTAAACATCATGTCTCTGCTTCTCACCAAATGGGTTTTGTCAGAGTAGTTTAACCCGTAACTGTTTCTCACTATACAAACGCTTTAGGCGTACCAGTTTGTGTTATTAACCTCCATCAATATCACAACCAATAGTACCACCAACAACTGCACCTAATGGTATTGCCCACCAACGTCCATCTCCTCGTGACATTGCAGCAGCAGCACCACCACCTAATAATGCACCAGCAATCTTGCCATCAGAGCAATCATTAGTATCATACTCTTCATAGGTTCTTGTCCTATGAATATTATCAGGTGTTCTTCTTACTTTGGTTCTTTTGCATGGATACTCAATAGTATCAGTCCATGACTTTATGTAGCCTGGTGAATCTTTAGTTCCAGGTACATATTCTTCTCTATATTGTTCTTTAAAACAAGTAGTAATCTCTGAATATCCTTCTTGATATGAAGGAGAATATCCTGGTCTTTGACTAGCAAATGTTGGTGAAGCACTCAATAAAATTGCTCCAAGAATACCGCCAATCTCTTTTTGATAGAACTGGTTCATAATTTTTTTTTCATTCTATAATGCC